TACTACATAAGCATATAGAGTACTATAAGCCAAGTTACTAGTATCTAAGAAAGTAAAGTGAGTGTTACTTGCTGTCGTATTTTGAGTAAGCGTACCAGTTACTTGAGAAAAGGTGCCAGCTGGATAAACTGGACAATTTGATGTAGCACCAGTACAAATCATTCTATACACTACTGCGTTACAGTTGTTACCAGTGATACAAGAAGCGTTGTCAAAGTCTAGCTGCACGTGAAAGTTTACTGGTGGAGGTGTGGTGCCACCTGGTATAGTAACGATGCTAGCATTAGCAGATAACGGACCCACCGTGTACGGTGTATAGATACTGAAATTGGCCGTCTCCACGTAACTCCATACCGTTCCTGCTGTAAGAGTCGGATCCGTATCTGCGAGCACATAATTAGTACCTCCTTTAGTATCCGGTGTAGCAGTCATTGCAGCGTTACTAACTAATGTATATGGTGCCGCTGTGCTTGGTGATGGACACGAAGATGGTACCGTGCAACTAGCCCGGTATAATTGAACCCAGCAGTTACAATCAGTTAGGCCACAAGCTGTGCTACCACTCAGACATTGAGCTATATTAGACGGTACAGGAACGCTAGAAACCGCAGGACCATTAACCGTACCCATAGTAGGAGCAGGTGGAACAGTCTGAGCATTAATGTACGGAGTTACCAACGCCGTTAGTAGGAGTAGGCGGTGTACCCGCATTTGTACCTCCTGAAGTAGTGCCACTCCATACAGGAGAGGGATCAGATAGTGTACGAGGACCGGTAGTAAAACGTACAGTTGCTACATAGGCATACGTCGTGTTATCTTGTAGAGATGGATCAGTATCAACCACTATCCACTTCGTGCCACTTGGAGAGGTACTTACAGAACCTCCTCCAGTAGTTACTTGACTCCAACTTGGGCTTCCTGGTACATATACCGGACACGTTGTCGGTGTAGGGCATACCGCTCTCCATACCAATATTTGACAAGGAGAGTGATTCGTACAATCAATACTCTGATAATAGAGAGTAGCCTTGTGTGGCATAGTAGATGCACCAAAAGATAATACGACAGAGAGCGCTAGTAGGCCAAGTAACCAAATCAATGGATCTTTCTTAGTTAGCAGAACCATAATTGAATGCTCCCATAGTAACAGTAGCTCCACCCGTACTTTGAATCAAACCAATATCAAGGTTACCTACACCAGAACCAGTAATGAATGGACCTGGGAAACCCACTGCTTTTAAAGCCGCGCCCCCACCAACTGTAGAGTTCAAAGAAAAGTCTCCACCAGACTTATTAGTAAATGGATCAGCGGTCAGTGTCACGTCATTAATAGAAGGTAACGCTGAGCTACTCCAACCTGTAAATGGAGCGGTACCGTTTGCACCATAAGCGTTGCTACGCATATAACCAGCCCATTGATAAGCTGTTGTGGTATTCCAACCCCATGTTGTGTTAGCGTAGAATATAGAATTCTCTATTGTTGGTGGTAAACCAGGAGAACCGAAAGCTATACCGTAGCCAGTGTTACTGACAAATGCTGAGTTCTTTACAAACGCTCCTTGAGTAACCTGGCAACTCATACCTCCTGGTGAACCGTTACTATAAAAGACAGAATTAGTAACGACCTCGATACCAATGGTATTGTTGCAGATAAAGCCACCCGCAGCATTGTTTCGGAAAATAGAATTGTCGATCAGCACTAAGAAGCCATTATTATATGTTCGTACCCCTTCAGCGGTTGAGTTCTGAATAATAGAATTAACAATATAGATATAAGCTAAGATGAAGTGCGAACCAGCATCGTCTCCATTTAACGCATTTGAGAAACCAGTCATAGTCACATTATCTAAAAAGATACTAACATTGTTACAAGATACGTAGTAACCTAAAGCTCGAGAAGCTGCCGTATTCGACATATCAAGATTCTTAAATATAAATGATGAGCATGTATAGACGAGATTGGTACCATTCGTTGATGTAGTAATTAGTGGCCGACAACCTACGGCGGTATCGTTATGAGTTGCGTTGTACCCAATAACAGGAAAGTAATAGTTACTACCTACACTTATCTGTGCCGTCATCGTATAGGTTCCACACTTTAGATACGTGAAACCTACCCAAGCACCACCAGTATTAAGTACCCCAGCCCAAGTTGCTGCCGTGTACCAAATTAAATGAGCTCCACCTAAGTTACCTGTGCCACCAGTAGAGGCTGCTGTCCCCACGGCACGATCCATCGTAGCTGTTATACCAGAAACAGATACAACCTCATACAATCCAGTAGTAAACCCAGTACCTCCGGTAACCTGTAAGCAGTTACCTACATCTGTAGAATCGAAAGGAAACGCGACACTAGTTAGCTGGGTATTTGTGCCTCCAATAACAAGGTCCGTGTACGCTACTTGTGCAGCGTTTTGCTGTGAATAATCAGTACCTGGAGAAGCGACACCTGGATCAAAGCAGCCACCATTGGTGCTGCTACCTGTGGTACGTACCTCAAAATTGGTCTTGTTGCCTAGGTTCGCATATGCTGGAACGCTACTAAGCAGTACCGTCCCAGCAATTAATCTCAGAAACATTGTACCGCTCCCTTCCAGTTAGCCGTACCGGCAGTAATATCCAGCTCCCATTTCTGACCTGACGTGATGCTAATAGTACCAGAAGTTAAGTTAAATGTACTAATTGTTCCTGCTACAGTAGCGGCTGCTACCGTGGCGTTAGTTCCTGAGATGATGTTGACACTGTTAAAGAGCACATTAAATGTCAAAGCTGTTGCGCCGTCTGAAGTTAATGTTGTAAAGTAGCAGTGACTCACTGTACCAGAAGTGGCAGCTAATAGATAAGGTGCGGCTGGAGATACTGGTACACCTGTAGCTATTGACCAAGAAGCGCTTGGAGCTGAGCCAGAAGCTGGAACTATACATGTGCCACTCTGTGGGGAGTAAACGTTACCTATTGTACTGCACCCAGTTAGACTCTTAATCAGTGTATTAACTTGAGTTGCAGTAGCTGATATAATAGTCTTTGCTCCAGCAAAAGCTGCAATATCTCCTGGTACCGCTGCTCCTAACGTATTAACATTAGGAACATCTGATAACGTATACTCAACAAAGTCAGTAAACACTGCTGTCGCAGAATCTTGCTTTACGCTATACTTATCTCCAGGCATAGAGAAGCCTTGCACATGGAATGGAGTACCGCCATTATCATTCGACTGTTGCCATTGTCCGGTAGTATTACCAGTTGGGTCAGAATACATAAAGCCTGTACCGGTTCCAGTGCGCGGCCAGTCCGCTGTGATGAACATTGTGTTATCACCAGCAAAGTTACTACCTGTATATATTGTACTAGGTGACCGGGAACTTGTAACTACATTTTGTACCGCACTATGTGGTGTAGTCAACTCGAACCAACTAGTAATAGTTCCTGATCCACTACGATTGATTCTATAGTAATATCCAGCAGGCACTATAAAGAAGACAGAGTTATTAGTTGCTTCTGAGGTTAATGTCATTACTTGTTGCGTAGCAGCTGAGTTACCGTCTACATATGCAGTAATAGTGTCACCACTTGCTGTCGATCCTAACGCTACTACTACTATCTTGAAACCTTGACCAACGTTTTGATAGACCGTGTTGATGGCACGCGAACCAGAGAGATTAGCAGAACCTTGAAAGAAACCAGCATTAAATATGTACTCATTCCAGTAGCCCCACGTGCCGCCGGTAATCTTATAGTAGTCACCCGGCTTCACGTAACACATGACAGCTTGCCAAGCAGTTCCAGTAAATGTCTTTGAGGCGTATTGTAATGTAGTTGGATTAGTTGTAGAATCTGTATAACAAGCTGCTGTTACGTTAGCCGTGTCACCATAAGCTACAATCATTGGATAGTTACTAACATTTTGGTAGGCTGTACTAAGTATCCGTGTAATGTTAGTTTGAGCAGTACGAGTAAGCATTGGTGTAGTTGTAGGTGAGGGAGGTAAACCCCAGCCAGCTGTTGTACCATTAGCAGCAATTGGTACCATACCTGTTGATGGGGTACCGGTAAGTTTAATCGCAGTGTTACCAATACCTTCACCTAAAGGTAACCAATGTAAAGTGTCTAATTGTGGATTAAGTATAGTAGTAGCTAAAGCAACCACAGTCATCGAAGAGTGATTTACACCACTTGGTATGACACTATCCCAACCCATAGTATACGTGCCAGGTGAACCTGCTGATAAGTAGCCACCAACAATTTCTACCGTACCAGGCGTGCTACTATCTGAAGTAGCTGTAGTCGTTGTACCAGGATGTGGAGTAAATGTGTCACCATAAGCACCAAGAGGACCACCCCAAGTAACTAAGATAAAGGAGCCAGCTGTAGTAATAATGTTAGTAGTACCGACATTTCCATTCTGAGCTGTAGAGTTAACTACACTAGTAACATTAACTAGTTCCCAAGCTACTAGACTTTGAGTGTTACTACCACCAGTAAGTGTAAAGATATAAGTACCATTCACAGCTGCAGTAGTAGTAAAAGTTCGGCTACCATTATAACCTGCTCCTAACCAGTTTACATCAGCTGAAGCACCTGGAACTAAAGTAAAAGTATCTGCATGATTATCTGTGACACCTGAAGCTGATGTACCAGAACCGCAAGTATTACAGGTACCTATAGCTTGAACAATCAGAACGTTACCAGCCGTAACACCTGTTATAGTAGCTGTTGTACCATTAGCTTTTGAAGTTACATGAGCTACTGCTGGAATACCTGAGTTAACTGGTAAGATATTAATGAAACTCATCCCACTATAAGTTACCAAGTTTCCTACTACATAATTAGATAACGAATTCCAAGCAGGAGTGTAAGTAACAACATTAGTACCTGGCCCACCATCTGTTAAGTTACCACTAGCATCAAAGGCGGCGAGGTGAGTAGCTGTGCCAGTATTATCAGAAGCTTGAATGAAGGTACCGTTACCATGAGGAGTATAAGTATCTGTTAAGTTACCACTAGCATCATATGTTGGTACATGACCAGAGGTACCAGTATTATCAGACAACTGAACATATGTACTGTTACCATGAATATTATAACTAGGTCCCCAACCTCCACCAGTAGATTTTGGAATACCAGCCGCTGGAAAGGTACCGCCTCCACCTCCACCAGCTTGGTGCCAAGTTAAGCTGTGGCAAACATACTGATTCCAAGGTAAGCTACTTGTATCAAAGTAAAGGTTACCTTCAAGTGAAACGACACAAGCCATTGCTGGCGCCCCGCTACCAAAAACTGGAGTAAGCATCACCTTAGATCCAGGAGGGATCACGTTACCACCAAACAACTGATCTAATCTATTAAAGTTAAAGTTCAAAGGTTGATCCCAGTTAGCTGAACCTGTTGCTGGTATCTGCAAACCTACATTTGGAGTATACGTAACTTGAGCCCAGGCTGCCGAGGCCAAGAGAAAAAATAAAGCAGAAATCCTCTTCATAGGCCTCCTAGTAACCGATAGCTAGGTACATGGCATTAGCTGCCGAACCATTGTTACTTATCGTGCCACCGGTTGTACCTACTGATTTAATGAAAGTAATACGGTCAGCACTTGAACTTAAAGTACCTGGTATGCAGATTAAACAAGAGGTTGGAAAAGCTGTGGCAAAAGTAAATGAAGTAGGATTATCACTACCACTGACACCAGGCATCAATACGTTGCCCCACTGAATAATGAAACCTCCAAGCCAAGCAGGTAGCTTCAAGTAACCAGAAGTAGCTGTACCTTGACTTAAAACTCCACCAGCACTCCAAGTAGTAGTTAGTAAATTATTTACCCAAGCTGTGGTAGCTGCTCTCGTACTAGTGTCACCTGGAGCTGGTGTAGTAAAGTTACCTATTGCTGGAGTGATGTCTCCAATAGGAGTCTGATTGATCCTAACAGCTGTTAAGCTACCATTAGATGACATGCCAGGAGTCTGAGGATCGAAGTTACCAACAGGATTCACTAACCAACTAAGAGTAGTAACGTTACCTGGGTTAGGATCAGGCTGAATAGGATTAGGAAAAGTTCCAGGATAAGTAATAGTATGGTAACCTGTACCATCTTGTACAAAGATAATTTCTAACGTATCTCCAGCGTGACCATTAATTATAGTTAAAGTAACGTTACCTCCTAAAGTAACTTGAAATGACCGGTACGCGCTCATGTCTAAGGTAATAGTAGGACTAAAAGCTACATTCTGCATACCAGGCTTAGCATCAGCAGCGGTTATGATATTAGCTAAGACTGAAGCTAGTGTAGCTATGTTAACGTCACTCATAGCGTAACCTTTAGTCGACATCATCTGACCAAAAGCAGCTACAAAAGTTGATAGCTGGTAGAATAGCTTGTTACCGGTTTGAGAGGGAAATGGAGTTCCGTTAGGCGCACCTCCGGTTCGTTGTGAATCAGCCAAGTAAGCTGCATCATTCTCTTGATTAGCAGCAGTAGGGTTCCACTGCAAAAAGTTATTTGATCCTGGCATCTCTTAACTCCATTTCCCAATATCCCAACCATCTATGTAAGCGTCATGGCGATCGAATCCAAAGAATGGTAGGCTACCTAAGAGGTAGGTGTAAGCTACAGCTTCTGGTCGAGGAACGATCATGTCATGAGTTATGAGATCTTGAATAATTGAAGTAAAGCTACCTGTGAGGATGATATTAGCAGTCATGTTCTGATTATCTTGAATAGTGATGTGACCACCAGGAAAGAGGCTACTCCAGATAGGGTACATGCTACCTATCTTACCATCCCACAGATTATTAGCGATAGTAGCTTTAATCAGTAACCTATAACTATCATCGTCAAGTATAGGGCTCACGCCTCCAGACGGCTGAAATGGTACGGTACGTGACACGCCGACAATGTCACCAACTACATTAAGTTGAACACCAATAGCATAGTCAAGATCAAAGGCACCATCAAAAGTAGCTAAACAGTAACTAAGATCAGAAGCTATGTCAATGACACGCTTAAGCCAAGCTTGATAGTTAGCTGCCTGAGCGTACATTGGAGTCAGTAGCTTAAGATAGTATTGAGAAGGAAGAAGCTGAATAGCTGGTGTACCCATGCTACACCACCACTATAGATACGTTAGCGATGCTACCCTGAGCAACTTGATAGAAAGTCAAGGTAATGTCAGTAGTACCTGTAGGAGAAGCTGTCGTTCCAAGGTTCACGATATGAATTGAAAAATCTGGTCTCGTTAAATCAGGCATAACCGATAGAGCCACTCCATACAAAGCTGATTGAGTTACTGATTCTCCAATCTCCAAACTATTAAGATAATCAGCTGTAGCTTTTATAATAGCAGTTTGCATGGCTGTGTTAAAAGCAGCTGTCAAGGGATGAATTGTATAGATCACATAGATAGGAACATACGTAGGCCGGTAGATACCAATATTTGTAATGTTACCAGAGTTTGGATCAGTAACCGGTACTATCACTTGAGTGGCTGAAGGGTTACCACCAAGAGTATTGGCGCCAATACCTCGGTTATTGAAAATAGCTGTAGCTACATCAAGATCAGTACCACCTTCAACCACACAAGTTACGGAGTGACCACCATTACCATATGAATCAGTCACTGCTGTCTGATTCTCAAGAACATTGACTCGGGTAACTCCCTCTACCGCTTCAATCTCAGCCTGTGTACCAGCCAGCCTAGTTTCTGAAGGTAAGGCTACTGATATAGCTTGTCGGGCCCGTAACCGAGAATCAGTCTCAGGAACGGTTCCAACTGTAGCATCAGCAGCATTAGTAACCCCTGTCCAACCAGCAGTAAAGCCACCAATAGGGTAAATAATGGTACCAGCAGTCGCACTAATCGCTCCAGCCTGAGCACAGATAGCTACCGCTCCTACCGTACCTCCGGCTCCTATAATTACAGTAGGTGGTAGGTTCCATAAGATACCGTTAACGTCAGAAATTACCGCACTAGAAACTACGGTACCAGGTACACCAGAGAGTGTTAACACAGCTTGTGAATGTGTAGCAGCTAACCGAGCTATACCATTAATCTTTACTATACCATCTAAAGCCGAACCAATAGCAGTAGCTGGTCCTCTATTGTTATACACTAACTGTGCTAAACCAAAATTATCACTAAGTTTCAAAGAGACAGCAGAGATCCACTGATAGTCAGCTGAGTCGTTTCCAAGATAAGTAGAGGCTCCATAAATCGTCCTATAGGTGTCTATCAGGTCATTTTGAATATCCTGGTAGCTTGGCACCAATAGGCCAGCTGATGTGATAATAGGAGCAAAGTAGGTCATCTCATCCTCAGGTTTGTGCAGTTAGAGACGCTGTAGAACCAGGAGAATTTGTAACATTAATGGTACCAAATTCAGTGGTAACCTTAGCAGCGAAAGCGAACCTTCTATTTTGATAAGAAGCTTTAATGTTACTAACGTTAATAACATGTGGAGTCTGCTGAATTCTCTGAGAGATCAGATTAATGATAACTTGAAGGTTACGTGCGCTCCCTGGAGAACCTAATATAGATTGAAACATCGATAGACCATCTAAAAGATTAAGAAACCACTCTCCTTGAAATAGCCTTAGTCTAGTATTAATGATCTGTACTACAGCTTGTAGATCAGCTATAAAATTCTCTTGACCGTTACCTTGAAAAGGATCAAAAGTAGCTGGATCAATTGCTCTCACTGTAATAACCGCCACGTTACACCACCGGTCCTGATACGCCGCTACCAGTCTGAACGCCGCTATGTGTATGCAGCAAGAAATCTTTCAGATCTATTATAGTGTCGCCACCGTTGCTTTTGATGTGTACAACTGCGGCGGATTCGATCGTGACATTTCCCGTAGAATTGACAACTGTAGCTCCAGTGGTATTGATCGTAACTGCCGGAGCAGTGATAGTAACTCCAGTAGTTCGGAGATCAACCACAACAGTATGATCATCAGACCTAAGTTGAACAGAGTCAGTAGAGTAACCAGGAAGTGTATTGGGTTGAGACCAAGGACCAAATAATGCGAAAGCATCAGAGAGGTCATGACGTCTCCTGTCATACTGCGGATTGATCCCACCATTCTGCCACCAACCATCTATGCACATATCAGCAAAGAGTAGGAGACACTCCGTACCTTCTACTATAGGAAAGGTAAGCGACCAGCCTGGTACTCTCATCATTATGATTGGGACATCTTGAAGAGGCGCAATAGATTCAGCAACTGGAATGTTTTGAATCATTCCAGGTTTAGGAACTTGAGAAGTAACTGGTGGAGGCTTTAATATAAGTTCCTGTATAGCTACTTGAACGGTACAAGTTTGCTTCTCTGCAGAAAAAGATTTTACTATACCAGGTACCGCGCAACGAAGCATGCAGGCCCACTGCCAGGCATGTCCCTCTACAGCCTCAGTAGAGACACCTAGACGCTCAGCTATAGAGAACACGTTACCTCCTAATTAGCGGAATGATCAGCATCTAAAAACTGACCAAGCAAAGAAACTACAGTTTGAATTTGAGTAGCTCCAATAACATCAGTATACCACGCGTTTCCTCTAGTATCTCCAATAAAACGTACGCCTACAACTACATAGGTATCATCTTCAGAGAGAGGAATTGCGATGAAAGTATCTGGCGGTAAAGGATAAGGGATAGGAGCTTGTCGAATGTATTGCTTCTGTAGGGAAACTAAAGGAAGTGGGGCAAGTACTTGAACCTTAGGATCCAAGAGTATGCGGAAAGTTACACCTTGTTGAGTCTGTTGAGGTTGACCAATCAAGCTTAAAGAAACTTTACCAATTTTCTGAGGAGGTCCACCTAGAAGATTAACTGGTGCATAGGTACCCACTAATTCACCAGTAGGCTTCTGCAAAGAATCAGCCTGCCAGTGATGAGCATCAAACCAAGAGAGACAATTAGCTTGTTCAGCTAATTTCTGAAGATACTGGTGCGGTGGACCAAAATAAGTCTTTGCTCGTGGAAGATTAGCTGCTCCACGTTTAATTGGAGCCGCACTTAAAGCTGATTGTATTTGCTGAGGATTCATCTGAATCTTATTAACAGAATTATCAGCAATGTATCTAGCTTGTTCAAATTGTGATAGAAAGGCTGGTGCCGTAGCATTTATAAAATTTTGAGTAGTTAGAGCTCGACTAACTAAGCTATGAATAATAAGTCGCTGATCTACTACATTGTCACGGTCCTGTAAAGTATAGAAGATTTGTCCCTGCCAAATTATTGGTGGAGGAATATCAGGATAATCAGCTTGGTAACCAGCCATTAAGGTAATTGTATCCCCTTCTGAGATAACAGCCTTAGTAAGATTAACTCCTTTAGATGGTCCAGCAGTAATTCCTCCATTGGCATTAAAGATAGTTATTTCAGCGTGCCAAAAAGCCGAGAACGCATACTGATTAATATCAAAAGTAACTCTTAAGGCTTCCGGTTCGAAGGCATCACTAGAGATTATGATATCTGGTGCCCCAGGATTACTTTGAGTTGAACTGAATATCAGAGCCCAGGCCCGGCCAAAGAATGGTATATCAGAGGCTAGAGTAAGTCTCTTTTTATAAAATGTTGTCGGTGGAGGAGTCGGCATGAGACCTCTTAAAAGTTAAATCTGTGTAAAGAGTGTCCGAGTATCCAAATTAAAACAAGGATGAGAATCACTATCTGAATTATTCTAAGCCAAACTGCTGGTAACCCTGGAATCTGTGAAATTCCCCAACAAACTAAACCAGCAACAAACAGAACTATTAAGATTGTTACCAGTAACATGAGCACAGAAACCTCCTACACATCTGGTGTGTCCCCAACCCAAAGTTGGAAGTCACTACCCAGGTTAGTGTCATTTGGATAATCAGTTCCACCTAGACCGAGCTCACCGCCATAAGGACCGGCACCGTACCAACCCTCACCGTATCCTGTAAAAGCTCCCACCTTAGGAACTATCTTAGATACATTTACAACGTACCAGCTACCTATTCTAAGGTACCTGTACTGTCCTAAGATATTAGCAGCAGGATAAGAACCAGTAATCAAAGGAATAGAATCCAATAGAAGGTCATTGTTAGTATTAGAGATGCTCATGACCCAGTAACCAGCCATTGAGTCATACTTAAACTTTAAGTTTAAAGAAAGTGGACCACCATCTACCGTTAACTGAGCAGTCATAGTCATATTAGGAGAAATAGATAGTGGAATAACTTGAAGAGCCATATCTACCTCCTAAAAGAATGGAACCGTAGTTTGACTTAAACTATTGCTACTAACATTACCGGCTCCAGGAATGTTCGGATACTCAGTAACATCAGGATAGAGATCAGACGGTATAACATTAGTAGTAACTGTACCGGCATTAGGTGGAGTTGCTTGAACCGTACCTTGAGCCGTTTCTCCAGTAGACTGCTCACGTGCACTCAATGTGTTGGTAGTGATAACACTAGCAGAAAGAAGTTCTTCAAGAACTACAGTAGCTTTCAAGGCCCGTTTAGTCTTATTATCATCTGAAGTATCTATACTAATAATCAACATGTTATTATAAGTATCTAAACGTGTAGTTAACGTAATTAGTCTACGGTTCTGTTGAAGGGCTTTAAGGGTCTGCCAAGCTGAGATACTTTTAGTTGCGTACCCTGTCCAAATTCCTTGAGAAAAAGAAGCCATACAGTCACTCATACCAATCTCAAGAGTAATCTTAGCAGGATGCAGGTAAGCGTGATCAGAAATGTTAGCTCCAGTAAGAACAGGGTGACTAGTTTTTTGCATTCTCCTATTATGCTGTAACCTAAACACAGCATCAAAAACATATTTAGTTTCTACTGGAGAACCTTGTTTAGGACTAACAGTATAAGGTGGCAAAACTACACTAAGTATCGTTAAAGCTGGTTGAGAATATTGAGGAGGAGTCCAGATACCTGATTCTATATCTACTGGAAAAGGTTCCTCAGGAGCCATTTCAATTTCTACGGGCGGTTCTTCATTAACAGCAAAAATAGCCGGTAAAAAGATTCCACTAGCCATTAGTGATAAGGACCTCCAGCCACTTGAGCCGTGTCACGTTGATTCCTCACAACGAAGGCTTCCTTGATAGCTTCAGCTACCATCTCCTTACCTACATCATATGGAGTTTCAGGAGGAATAACTATAGTTTGGTTCTGAATATATACGTTACCACCTTGAAACGTCTTATCCCATTTTTGCATGTTTCTAATATAGTTTTCAGGAGTATCTTCATACCAACCACCTGCTTTAATATCCTTAGCAAATTCAGGAATAGTTCGAGCTCCTAGAACACCAGTAGAGGCGTATCTCTTTTGTTTAATAAAGTTAACCCAACCATGTTCAGCTTCTTCTAAAGTATTATAATGAGTATATACATCATGACCTCCTTCTTTTCTATGGCCAACACCTGCAAGATTCAGATCTCTTTTAAATACGTCACTAGTAAAACCTTTAGTCTCATGAGCCCACTGGGCTAAGATGATGTGAGCCGGGATACCAGTTGCAGCAGAAGCTACCGCAGCTAAGCCTTTCATTTTAGTAAATAGATTGTGACCAATAATATCAGTACCTAATACACCAGCACCAGGTACTGGTGTACCAGTTAAAGCTCGACCAGCCCCACCAAGAAAAATGTTCATGTAACTATCATCTAAAGGAGTCATGTTTAGGTTCTTGGCACCAGTAACTGGATCAAATCCATGTGACCTATTATAGGCTACAATACCCGCGTAATCAGGATTCTTAGTCCAATTAGCCTCACCACCAGGTGTCACAAGGTCTCTAACATCAGCTGCCATTGATACAGACTCATCAGCTGCTTTCGAAGCCCACTCTTTAGCTTTACCAAATTGAAAACCCCCAAAAGGAGAAGCATAATGAGATGCCATCAATGTATCCCATACAGCTGAACCAGCATGAATAGCTATCTTAGCCATCAAATCAAGAGACAGTATAGTTTTCGTAATAATATCTAATAGATCTGTAAGGGTCTTTGCTAAGTTCTTAAAATTTACATCAGCATTCTGAATAGACTCATCATCATCCATGATACCAACTAGTGTCATGAATCTCTGAGTAAGCATCTTAACTATGTCACCAGTATCACTCAGAACTGTCTTAGCATCATTCCAAGCTGGAACAAAGACACTTGAAATCTGCTCAGATATCCATGGAAGATTATCTTGAATTTCTCTATTAAAGTCCTTGAATTTCTGAAGAACCTCATCTTCACTGTAACCTAGACTTTGAAAAGCTTTGCTTACTGCTCCAGCTACCGCTAATTCAACCTCCATACCAAAGATCTTATATTGATCTTTCAAAAGTCTAATAGACTTCATGTTCTTATCAAAAGTAGGTCCAAGCTTTTCTTGCATCTGAATAACTTGCTCATACATATCTTGAAAACGTTTATTAAGCTCAGGATCATAAGCTACTTCATCTAAAGTCGCTCCTAAAGCGTCTAAAGACATCTGCATCGCGCGAGCAGACTGCTTAGTCATCAACATACGCAGACCAAGCAACCTATAAGACTGATCAGCCATAGCTGTTCTATCAGCTAAAGCAACTAAACCTAAACCAATCGCTCCAAACGCACCTACAAAAGCCGCTTCCATCTTAAATATACTTGATATAGAAGCAGTAGAGAAACCCTCTACCATCTTAGTAGCATCTTTAAGAGTGTATCCTAACTTAGCAAAGGAGGTAGCATCTGGCAAAGCAACGACTTTAATGAAGTAGGACTCAAGAATATTTTCAGCGATGGCACACCAACCTTTCAGAGTTACTTACCGTACCATGGTGTTTGAATTCCTGAAGGACCTTTTTGCCACTGTTTAATTGCTGCTTCAGATTATCTTAACCTTATATAAAGTACTTATCGTTTGACCTACATATTTTCTACCTGATTCTTTATGAGTAACACAGTAGATAAGGCCGTTTTCAGCCACCACTGTTCCTCCTTCTCCAGTCATTCTGCCGGATACTGTTTTCCAACCTTACGTCTAGAATCTCATTAATGTCGAGGAGGTCATCTGCATTATAGGTGCCATCAAATGTTTCATGAAGCTGCCAAAGTCCAGCTTCAACTGGCCTAGCCAACAAGACACTTAAATTAGGATACGTCATAGGTTCCCAACCTATGTCTTCGGTGTCGGAGAATTCGACTCGGCGACGGTTAAAAAAGGGGAGATGCTGAACAAAATAGAAGCTGTAACAAGTTGAAACACGATGTCAGCGTCGGTTTCAAGTTCAGGTATCGTAAACGCGCCGCCAGCAGAGAGTAAGGCCGTAGGGAAGGACTTATCTTCCTTAGTATCTATCCAAAATATCTGCCGGAGAGCGATATTTTCGAGTTCCATAAACTGCTCTCTCGTGCATCTTCCAAAGGCCGTGGTAAAGGAATCAGAACCAGCTTTCTCGCCTAAAAAAGCAAAGAGCCAGCATGAAGTCCTGGCATCCAGCTTATTCAGTTGATATGTCCGGTCCTTTAATGTAATAGTTTTTGTGGTTTGCCGGTTCTCCACTTGATCTCCTAGATGTTAACAACGTTAGCGGCCATGAGTTTCCAGGTAACCATGCCGCCGGCCGGACCATAGGGTTTATCCGGAATCTTGGCCGGAGACACGCCTGTAAGGATATGAGTTGATCCACTGATAAGATCGAGCACCTTAACTGCAGCAGCTGCGAAAAACTCAGCATTTTGGTTTTCACTTAAAACAAACTTAATGTTCGCCCAGTTCAATAAGAATTGATGGAGCGTACTATTTTGTTGGGTTTCGATGTCGATGAAGCCAGACGCACCAGACACGTAACTTACCATGATAGTGCCGTCTGCCGCCGTATCATGAACAGTGCGCTCAGTAGCGTTGCCGATCGTCAGACTCTTCACGCCCTCCTGCCCATAGAATGGGAAGGTTCCCACGTCAGGATCTGTGAAGGCCCCGACTACGCTTTTGAAAGCATATGTAACCATCTTTGATTCCTTTCTGAGTTAGACCTGAACGAGAACCTCGATCGTGACGAAGTGAACGGCACCAGCTTCAATGAGCGCCACATAGATTGGTGGAGCCTGTCTAGCAGCTACTTTTGCTGGATTAGATTTGCCCCAGGTCGCATAGGTCGGAGTAAGCACAATGTAACCCAGAGGTAAAGCAGTCCCAGGAGTAAGGGTAAGAATAGTCTGACCTTGCCATACTCCTCCCGCAACGAATCCAGTCAAAGCTGACTGCTGTAACGCCCGCTCAACAGCTTGAACAAGCGTCTGCTGACCAGAATCAGTTTGTGGAACTTTCGGTACCGATGTTAAGAGGTTCATCACATTGTATTGGATGTTTGCCGCTAAAACATCGAGTCCAAGAACCTGATCAAAGAAGGTTAGCTCAGCTTCCATGGTACCTTGTTCAAGGATACTATACGCATTAGCGTAGTTCAAGAACAGGTTACCATTCGGACCCTCAGCAGGTACCATACCCTCAATGTTGGCGATCTGATAAACAGCTAATGGTTCAGTAACTACTCCAAGTAGCGGCACGCCGCCGCTAAACTTCTCAGTAAAGGAAGAATTCTGAAGCTGAGTATTAGATGCCATAGCTTGACCCATGATAGCTGCCGTGAAATAGGCTTGGTTAGGATAGGAGCCACCTTGAGTTGTAGCATACTGCATCCAAGTTCTCTTTGAGGAAGCGCTGTAAAGAGTCTTCAAGACACTTGTAGAAGAGCCGGCCAGAGCATCAGCATCCGCTGTGTTACCAAAGTATACTGTACCAACTTGGCCTAGCACCCAATTTGAAATATCGATATGGTCTTGCTTAACAGCTCCACAGACCATAAACACGTACCAAGTAGGCTCCTTAAGCCGGCAAGCTTGAGCAGCTTGTAAAGCTGATTCTCCGATACCAGTGATATTAATTGTGAGCCCAGTTCCGGTAGATGGAGCAACTGCCACAGTAGCTAAACCAGTAGCTACTGAGTAACCAGTTCCTTGGTTACCACTAAGTATCTGAGCGACTGTAACCACACCAGCACTAACTCCAATTACCGTACCAATACCGTGACTAGCCCCAGTCTGAGTAACAGTAAACTGATCACCAATAGCGTAACCAGTTCCACCAGAAGCAACAGTAAAGGTACTAATAGCCGTAAGATCTTTGAAACCTACGAAGCCAGCTTGAGGTGGCGGCGACTGACCGAAGTACAACTGCATAGCAAGGTACTCTGGATCAGTATTCGCGAAACCATCAGCTAGCATCGCCGTTGACCAAGTTCCTTGAAGATACTTTCTAACTCTTGAGTTAGGGCCATAGCTCGGAATCGCACCTGTCTTTGATCCGATAACCAGACCAGTATTGAATGAAGGTGCCGCAACTTGAGGCGCAGAAGTAACTACGGTCACATCCGCAATGATACTCAAGGGCAGTGGCTGTGTAGACATAATCAAGACTCCTTACTTCATCTGTTAGTCCGGTGCAGTGACCGTGTAGTCCGCAATCATACCGTCTTTAGTGTAAACCTGTATCTCGACAGATTTGACCGAACCAACGGAAAGGATCTCGGTTACTTGCTCGTTCAACTCAACTTCTAAATCAACACGTTCCCACCATTGACCTTGAAAATTTTCTGGTACACGTTCAGGCTCATGGATTGAAGGATTAATATAAAGATTCTTCTCAGCCAAGAGACCATCAATAAACGGTACCTTGATCAGAGCAGACTGCACGGCCTTAGCGTTATTGAGACTATTAGGACCATAAAAAATCCATATAGTCTTCCAAGACCGAGTAAATACGTCTTTTCCAACCATGTCAATAGGACTACCGTACCTGCTGCTACCCCACTCGTCTAGACCCCAACCTATAGATATATCCTTAACCAACTGATTATCCCTTAGCCTAGAATAATCAGTATCTATCGGCTCTGCTCTAATATAAGTTACATCATCTGTAATGTTATTAAAAGGCTGGCCTTCTGTTCCCCATCCTATTCTTACCCAGGACCATACATTCGGATCATTAAGATCCAAACCAAGCATGACAGCTGTGGCGTATTGAAACGCAGTCTCAAGTTCCTTAGGTGTCAAAGCAGTAGACTGCATCTGGCTACCATCAGGATAGTAGATTGTGCGTGCCATTAGTTACCTGCCATTCTTACAGCGAAAGCTTTCCAGTACTTACGGTTAGGGTATGGAAATACATTCATAACTCTCCAACGGAGATAACTCCAAAGGAGAATGTCACTAACCTTTTGAACACCAAAGTCAGTGGGATCAGTGTCTACCTCAGTAACATAGATCCTTGGTACTGTATGAAAGACCATGGTACCAGTGATCCTATCAGCTTCAGGAATCATTTCAAGATCCTGAGGTCGAGCTACTGAAACCACACCTTGAGCTTTAATGTCAGTAAAGACAGTGACCCAACCACCGAGTTCGAAGGTACCAGTAGACCGTCGGATCATGAAATCTTCCGTCAGTACCCCATCATCTATTACAAATGATAGGTCATCTACCTCACTCATGTGATCTTCTCCATCCTACCTGGCTTATCATTCGGATCCTTATAATCTACTAGTTGATAAGTAATCGCATTCTTCATAGCTGCAGTATAAACACCCGGCTTATCGAAGCCCTTATGAGCCACAGTAGCTGGAGCATTACGAGGCCAGTCACTAGCTTCAAAATAGTCTCGAAGAGCTTTAGCAGCAAAGCTACCTGTTTTCTTTAAGATATTAATAGACCGAGCCTCATCACCATCAAGTAGAGCCTTAGTAGACTCACCCAGTAACTGAGCAATTTTCTTTTTATTACCAGCATCATCTAAAAGAACTGTCTTAAACAGAGGTCGAGGAGGTTGCTTACGTAGAGGAGACCCCCTCTCAAAAATTGAAAGAAGATAAGCGTTACTTAAAGTAGTACCCGATTTAGCACTAAGTAACCTCTGCTTCATCTGTTGACTTTTCTTATTAGGACTAGTAAACCTAGAAGCTCTTTTCGAAATAGCTTGCCGGCGTCGTAAAGCTGTTGGGGTATCTCCAGGGATACCTACAAATAGATGCTTCCCGCCAATGTGCTTAACGTTGAACATTAAGTTAGCTAAGTTACTCTTCTTGATTACCTCAAGAGGAATCGTGTCTCTCTTTGGAGGTGGAGTCTTACTCTTTTCTAACCTGATTCTCTCAGCCTCAACCGCACGGTACTCTTTACGAGCTTTCATCGCTCGCCAGTACTCAAGATCGTATCGATTCATTAAGGTACCCAGATAGCTCCAGCGATTCCACGAGCCATAGTCATAAACAACTCACCATATTGAGTCTCGGCCCAGGCTCCAAATTGATCGTAGCCATCTAAATTAATTGTCTTAAACGTTGCACTGACATCTCCAGCGGCTCGATGAGTAATGATACCCTTTGTCAAACCAGAAGAAGCAGCTTGTGAAGCCGTTAAATTAGGATCACCAGATTCAGCCCGCATATACAGAGTGCAATAATGAGCTATAAAGTTACACATCTGCATAAACCAAGCTTCATGGTATCTATCATACATGACACTTGCTTGAGCAAGCTCAGTGTAGCTCAACATAGCTATGATTGGCATCAAAGGAGCCTGATAGACCGTCAGCGTAGTATCGTCACCAAGTACTGGACTAGAAATTGTAATAGTCTTAGCCACAGTATCAATAGCAGTGATCACTGAGTCCCTCATCACTGAATTCAGGTTAACCACCAGTTGGCCAATAGCTAGACCAGTCACATTAGTGAAGCCGCTAATAAGTGACGAATCTTCAGTTAAAGTAAGACCAGTGTAATTAGTCGGTGGACCAGTAAATTTAGGAATGATCTGTATAAAATCTGTAACTGAGAACGGCGGGTTTCCAGAGAAGACCATACCAGATGCTCCACCATAGTATAGGCAAGTAAGAGCTCCGAGGTCGATACCTGCCGTACCGTAGAGCATGTCATAGAAGCCTACTATATCTGGAAACCCGTACATATCTCCCCCCTTACTTTTTAACGCCGGTGGGGCTTGGGCTTGGTGGTCTTGTGGGTTGGCTTGCTGGGTTTACGGGTGGCTTGATGGGGGTGGGGGTGGGCTTTACTGGTGGTTTTTTTTCCTCTTCCTCGTCCTTACCTTCTTCATCCTCATCCTCATCCTCATCCTCATCCTCTGCTGATTCAGCTTTCG